TGGATATAGAGGAGACAAAATGAATCAGCCAGAAATATTAGCACCAGGTGTGCTTGTTTATAGAAATACATTTACTGAAGACATGAACCTTATCAATAGACTGGAAGAATGTCTATCCTCAGACCCAAATGCAGAGGGAGTTGGATATTCAGATTCCCCACATGCTACTTATAAGTGGAAGCAGGCCACCACTGGCTATGCCAATAATGATTTAAAATATAGAGATGCATTTGACTTCAAGGTTAAGAAAAACAATGAAAGCGATGAAGGCAAAAGTCCAGACCAAATTAAGCTAGAAAAGATTTGGGAAGACTCTAAAAATGCACAGCTTGGCCCAGTTGAAGATTATAGACAAAGATTTAATGTCGCTCCATTAAAGTACTGGGAGTCATTTAATTTTGTAAAGTATGGACCAGGCCAGCATTTCCAAGTACATTCAGATCATGGCTACTCATACATTTGTGTACTTTCATCAGTTGGATATATTAATGATAATTACGAAGGCGGAGAATTATACTTTGACAAGTTTAATCTAAAGATAAAGCCTAAAGCAGGAGATTTATATTTATTCCCATCTACATATTTGTTTTCACACGCATCTCTTCCAGTAACAGAAGGAACTAAATACTCTATAGTAACGATGTTGGATTATCTAGAAGCTCCTCATACGCCTGATTATAGAGAAATTGAAAAGAGATATACTGAGGGCTATGCATAATATACATGTTTATAAAACTGCAAAGTATCCAGGCACAATAACTCAGCTATCAGTAAAAAGAGATTGGATGGAGAACACTGTAGATAGGCATGCCTATAATTGCTTTCCAGTAAGCCTTGCAAACCAACTAGGCTGGGGAATATCTTTTCCAGAAGACATATCTTTTATATGGGATGGAGTCTCAGATAGTAGCCCAGATCACGTAAAGATCCTTGCAGGAGAAAAATATTGTCATACAAATAGAGCAAACGGAACAATTAGCTTTAGAACAGGTCTTACATTTAAGACTGAAAAAGAAACAACAACATTGATAATGCCAGTTCCAAATCAATTTATAGATGGGGCCCAAGCATTTACAACTCTTCTAACCACTTCTTTTTTTTCAGGAGATGTCCCAGTAGTTTGGAGAATCACATCCGCTGGTAAAATTATAACAATTCCAGCAGGGACTCCAATTGCAGCCATAGTGCCAATTACAATAGCTGATTTAAATAATTCAGAAGTAAATATTCATGATGGAAGAAACTATGTTGGCGCACCATTTGATGGTAGAGAATACGGCGAAACAGCTGAAAGAATTAATCAGCAAGGCAAGTGGGCAGGATTTTATAGAAATGCTACAGACCACCTAGGTAATAAAATTGGTGAGCATGAGGTAAAGGTTATTAGGTTAAAAACAAATGGGTAATAAGATAACATTTCATTCTAATAGACTTTATAACATAATCAGTGAAGACTATCACCCTAAGCCAGCAAAAAATTTAACGCCTGAGTGGTTCAAGAAAGCAGATAAGTTTGAGCTAAATAAACAGACTGGAGAGTACTGGCCAAATGCAGAGGGTGGCCTAGTAAGAAGCTTTAAGTCTTGTCCAGGATTACTTGATATATTTATAACTGGCTACTTCTATGTAACTCCATGCGATATTGTATTTACAAGGCTAGAAAGTGGAGATGTCATAGCAATTCCAGAACCAGGCTATGAAGACTTTGTCGGATCTAGAGCACCGATGAATGAATTTCCAGTTCCACATGGGTATCTAGATAACCATTTCCACTGGTATCCAAACTGGGCCCCTGAAGTTCCTGATGGATATAGCGTTTTGTATGTAAACCCTATTAATAGATTTGATTTACCGTTTATAACCACCTCTGCTATAATAGATAATGATAAGATGAATACTCCAGGCCTTATTCCATTTTTCTTAAGAGATGACTTTGAAGGCAAGGTTCCAAAGGGAACTCCATACCTTCAGCTGATACCATACAAGAGAGAAGACTGGAAAATGGAGCCAAAATTTCACGACATTGTTTCTTTGCAAGAAAGACACAATGCTCAAGCAAAAAAGTTTAGAACAAAAGACGGCGGTGCATACAAGCAAACCGTTAGATCTCTTAAGAAATATGAATAGGTAGACAAATGGAATATACTAAAAGAGCACGATACGCAAGAGAGACAATAACACCTTCTGGATATTTTGGTAATTCACCAGACAATGTTGTTGAGCTAGAGGATATGGTTACTCCAGAAGAGCAGCACTACCTTCTTACATTTGCAAAGAATAACACAATATGGGATGTAACTGAGTCTCAGTGGAATGAAAATGGAAGCATTATTTATGATCACAGGGTATGGGAAGATAGAGTTGCAACTATGAATACTCTATTAAAGGCAGATCCTACTGGAGAAGTTGTTAGAATTCTTGACCGTGTAATTGAAAGAATGACACCTCATATTAGAGAAAAATTTCAGGTTGAAGTAAAGCCAACTGATGCTGCAATTGTTAGGTGGCCAGTAGGCACAATGCAGTTCCCACATGCCGACAAAGAGCTTCATGAGGGACCAGATGCGGGCACACCAAACGAGTTCCCATGGTATGATCTAGGAACAGTATTCTATCTTAACGATGACTATGAAGGCGGAGAACTATTCTTTCCACTTCAAAATATTAAATTTAAGCCTAAGCCAAGAGCAGCATACTTCTTCCCTGGGGATAAGAACTATATTCATGGCGTTACAAAGGTTACAAGTGGGACTAGATATACTGCCCCATTTTTCTGGACAATAACAAAGTTGGGGTTAGAGGATGACAAGTAAGCACGAATACACATCATTTGAGTTATTACCAAATGTAAGAATTTATCAAGGATTACTACCAGACGCAGATAATCTTTATGACATCATGAAAAGGTCTGAACAAACTTCAGAAGGAAAGTACTACTTAAGAACTTGGGACCAATGGTCTATTTTTGGAACTTACTCACAGCAAAAGCATGATGACAATGAGCCTAGAGAGTTTGGTCCAATGTATGATGAAGAAAAACATCTTTCGGATCGTGTTTATGAAGCATATAATACTGCCATCGAAGATTATGTAGATAGATATAATGTAGAAATGCCACCAACATCTAAGCTCATGACTTCTTCATTTTCTAAGTATAATTCTAATATTGACATGATGAAAAATGAAATGACAATGCAGTATCATACTGATTATATTATTTCAGAAAGAGATATGCCAGGTCCAAAGTTTCTTTTGACATGCACAACATATATCAACGATGACTATGAAGGCGGAGATATTGAGTTTGTTATTGATGATGTATATTATCCATATAAGCCAAAAGCAGGAGATATCCTGGTGTTCCCATCTACAGAGCCATATTTTCATGGAGTTAGAGTAATTAAAAACGGAGAGAAGTTCTTTATTCGTAACTTCATTCAGCACATTTTTGATGGTACTCCAGAATGGTTAGCTAATCAAAGACATTTTGGTGCATATAGATGGTCAAAGATGGAGTGGGATAGAATTGAAAAAGAAAATCCAAAGAACATGAGATACTCTGAAAGAAAGCATTTAGGTTATGAGTCATGAGTACACCAAAGATAAGAGATGAATTTTTTTTAGTAGAAAACTTTATTGATACAGAGACATGCAAAGCTGTGATTAAATACTTTGATTACCTTGTTGATAACAAAGTTTTAAAATGGAATGAGATTTCATTTTACGGATCGCAGGCAATGGGGTACTGGCCATCAGATGATAGACTTAAGCTTTTTGGCCTATCTCCTAACTTCTTCGGAGAGCTAAAAGAAAAGATAAAGGCAAAGACAGAAGAGCTTTTAGGGTTTGAGGTTAATGAGGTTAGCTACCATGCACAAAGATGGATTGAGGGTGCGTTTGCAGACTATCACTCAGATAACTCAGACGATCATGGGAATCCAACAGCTTTTGAAAAAAGTAAGTACGCTGTCTTTATTTACCTTAATGACGACTTTGAAGGCGGTCACTTAAAGTTTAAAGATGGAAGCATCGATATCAAACCCGAGATTGGTTTATGCGCTATATTTGCTGGAGGCCACACAAGAGAGCATATGGTTACTACAGTAAAGGGTGGCATTAGATACACAATTGGATCTTTCTGGGACGATGCTAGCTGTGTATACACAGAAGAGCAGAAGAAAGCTTGGGAAGATGAGTTAAAGCAGGTTAGAGCAGAGCAAGAAGAGCTTTACAAAAAATGGGCAACACCAGAAGGAAAGCCTTCTATGCCAAAGGGTAGAGAATGATAAAAGAAGTATTGGCAGATGGAATATTTTACTATAAACAGCTAATTCCAAATCCTTCTGCCTTTATTAAAAAAATTGAAGAGCTAGATTTAAAGTTTAAAGACAACCCAACTTTAAGTAACTGGGAGCCATGGGTTTCTAGTACAAGGCCAGATGATATATTTGGAGAGTTCAAGTCTGGACCTTATAGGGCTGGCCTATCTGGATCATTTGATGAAGAGTCTTTTTTAATTATTTCTACGATACATGATGCAATACAAATGTGCATTGATGATTATGCTGAATCAACAGATAAAGACTTAGGCTTTTTGCCAGATGAGATTACAATAAGAAAGTATCATCCAGGTGGACAAATGGGCCCACACATAGATTGTGAAGAAGATGATGACGAAGCAAGACTTACGGCATCAATTGTTTTATACCTCAACGATGATTTTGAGGGCGGAGATGTTGTATTCAGAAACCATAACATTAAGCTAAAACCAGAGCCAGGCAGTCTACTTATGTTCCCATCAGTAAAGCCATACTATCACGAGTCAACCCCAATAATTTCAGGATTTAAATATATGTGTCCTGCATTCATGTTCAAAAGAAGTAAATTAAACTAATAGGTGGTATAATTAAAAAATGAGTACAACAGGTATAAACGGCTGGAGATTTCCAAGCTATTCAGATTCACCAGACGTCCCTAGAGACCTAGGAGTCCTTGCAGAGGACATCTCTGCCTTTATTGAGGCTAATCCAGGACCACAGGGTGAGCAGGGGCCAAGAGGAACCAGCGTACTTAATGGTACATCTAACCCAACATCTTCAGATGGAGTCGATGGAGACTTCTACATAAACACAACAAGCAATGCAATATTTGGACCAAGAGCAGCAGGAGCTTGGGGATCTGGTACTGCAATGGGTGGAAACAGTGTACTCAATGGAACATCTGATCCTGCATCAGAAGTGGGTTCAGACGGAGATTTCTATATTAATACTTCTTCAAAAACCATCTTCGGACCTAAAGCTTCTGGTATTTGGACAATAGGAACAAGCATGGTTGGCCCAACTGGGTCAACTGGTGCTACAGGAGCAACTGGTGCAAAGGGTGATGCAGCGGCAACGATTCAAGTTGTTTCAACTACAACATCGCTACCTGGATCAGAAGCCCAGGTAACAAACTCTGGGACATCAAGCAATGTTCTTTTAAACTTTGTTATCCCAAGAGGACAAGATGGAGCACCAGGAGAGCCAGGTGCCGCAGGCGCACAGGGTGCACAGGGCCCAGCTGGAACTACTCCTTCACTCAATCCAATTTCAACAATTATTGGTTTAAATACCACAATCACATCTTCAGTCGGAGTAGCCTCGAACTGGTTCCCTCTTTCAACTAACGCATTTTCATTGGGGATCATTGGCCCAATCGACGGTGGAACAAGCTCAACAACAAGAGCCTGGAGAAACATTTATTTAAATAATGCTGCAACAGTAATTTCTGACTCAAGAACAAAAGAAAATATTGTTAGTTCAGACTTAGGATTAGATTTTATAAATAATTTGAATCCAGTAAAGTATACTAAAGTTGACGGAGATAGAACTCACTACGGTTTAATTGCACAAGAGGTAAAGCAGGCAGTAGATGAAGCAGGCGTAAGCGACTTCGGTGGCTGGGTAATATCGGATGTAAATGATCCAGATGGACAGCAGGCACTTAGATATGAAGAGTTTGTCTCACCATTAATTAAAGCGGTACAAGAACTTTCAGCGAGAGTAAAAGCACTAGAAGAGGCGTAAGGCATGTCATACAAATACACAGTCTTACAAGATAAGCCATCTTCATTTTTTCTACTAGATGAAGTTAGGTCTGGTCTAGCTGGGTCTTACGATAGCCTAACAGATCTTTTTGCTACATATCAAGATTTAAAAGATAATGGAGTTTCTTACTCTGCACTAAGTGGATTGCCTATATATGACTGCTCTGGAAATGCAAATAATGGGTATGCCATTAATGCATCATCAATGGAGCTTTTGCCACTTGTAAGCGGAGGCGTAAGAGGAACTTTAGTTGAGCCAGAAACAATGATTAGTTATGATGTAAAGGGTATTGCAAACAAGTACTACGCAGACAACTCTTTTGATATAGAGGCATGGATATTGCTTCCACAATATACATCCT